AAATCTTGTTGCATTGTTAGACGCTAACACAGCCATTTTCTGAACACCAACCAAGGCTTCTTTGTCTGGCATACTTGCATCTCTCGCCTCATTAATACCCGTCACATCACGAATCATCTGCATGTTGTATTGATAGATAGCGATAAGCTCCTGTAAAGCTCCACCTATACCTCCACCTAGCTCTTGGATTGGAGCAACCTGAGATTGTCCTCCGTCATCAGATTGAAGTCTGTAGTACAGGTTACCTGTTTGTTGATATATATCTTGAATCTCTAAAGGACTAAAAGAACCTCCGTCTCCTTTAGTAACATTCTCAATAGCTCCAAGCTCAATAGCAGAACCTTTTGGTTTTGCTTTAGACATCAACTGTTGTATTTTTAAGTGAGCTAATTGTATCTGGTCAGCAAACGGTATCATTCTCTCTACCAGCGACTTACTGTCCATATCTTTTAGATTTGGAGAATAAATACTGTAAGGTAATATTGCCTCTGTAAGATTACTTTTTGGTCTTACTATATTTGAAGCATGACCATAATCAAAAATATACTCTGTTCCAATAATATACTTTCCCTTGTATACCATCTCTACAGATGTATTATCTACTACTCTTTCGTTTTTTGATTTTTTAGGAAGTTTGTAATTACCCTTCTTTTTGTTGTAAGAGTATCCTCCAAAAGAGTTGTTTTTCTTTTCATATAAAAGATTGTCTACAGTTTTAAATACACCATCCAAAACAGCTATTCTATATGAATCATACTCATGACTAGTTTGTCCGTTGTAGTTTATTTGCTTATAACTAAACTTTTTTGGGTTTCCAAGCTTTCCAACGTGAGCCTGAGCAATATCTCGAAGTTCTTCCTCAGTAAATTCCCCTTTAGCCATCTTTCTAAGCTGCTGAATTGTGATATATATTATTTCTCCAGCATGCGTAATGTTTTTAAAATCAGGATTACTAGTGTAAGATGTAACCAAATACTGAGGGTCTACGTATCTAATCTTAATCTTTTCGTTTTCAATAGAGCTTTTTGTAGCTCCTATGTTGACCGTAATTAAATCTCTGATTACTCTTTTACGAATCTCATTCCAGTTGTTTAGGTATAGTGTCAACGCAATACCTTCCTCCATAGCAATCTCTGTAGCTTGCTTGTAGTTTAGATTCATATAAAGCTCTAACTCTTCTTTGTCTTCTGGAAGTCCTTCATTGTTTTTATTAAAAGGTATACCAGTTATAAGAGTAGCTTTTTCAGCAATATCTTTCATTGCCATTTTTGTTTCTATCTCAAGCTTATCCTGCTTTCTCTTGTCTATAGACGTTGGGTCAATAGCTGTACACTTTACCATGTGGTCTTGATTAATCAAACCTCCAGTGATTACATCTACAAACTTTGGAATAATTGGAAGAGCCTCCCAGTTAAGGTTTAAGTATGAAGTATCTCCTTCTACACCGATTATATCTTTATACTTATCCACAGATTGCAAACCATCTGCATAGCTTCTACATCTTTCATACCTTCTGTGTTTATCACTAAGTAAGTTATTGTCGTTAACATGCTCTTGATACATTCTCTTAAAGTATTGGATACCATAGTGTTTCTGGAGCTTCTCTTCTTGAGTAGCAAAAGGGTCTGGAAATCCTCCGTAATTTTTATTCTCTTCCATTTTATTTTATTAATTTTGAGATAATGCCAGTATGATTATATTTTTTTACAAAAGGCATAAATGGTTTCTTTTCTATTTTTGGTTTTATATTTTTTTGAGCAGCTAGAAGTGTTATACCAGCAGCCATACTAGCGTCAAATTTTGTTCTGTTAGTAACGTCAAACTCTAATAAGTCTTTTAACAAATCGTAAAAGAAAAGGTTACCCATTGTGCCGTCTTCTTTCATTCCTATGTAATCATAAACATAAGCTTGCAAAGCATCAGTCATTGCTGATATAACAGCTTGACCCGTAGTTGGCAACCCTAACTCTACTTGTCTAGTCTTACTAAACTTAGTATGAGTACTTTCTGGTCTAGCCATCAAGTATTTTTCATACCCTCTCTTCTTAAAGTATTGTATTAGTCCTATCTTATTATTTTCAACTAATATCTGACATCCATAAAAAACACACATTCTCAGCATGTCTTCGTAAAACATTTCTGCTTTTGGAGGTCTTGCGATGTATTCAGCTACAAACATGTGACTCTCTTCTTCATGCATGCTAAACTTCTTAAACACGTAAGCTGCTCCATTTGAGCGTCTTCCGTCAGTAGTTACATCATGGTCGAAGGGGTCGCATCCCGCAACTATTGTTTCTTTGTTGGGTGGCTCACCGCCTCTGTTGTTTGACACTTTAATAGAAGGAACCCAGGATATATTCCATTTACCTTTCTTGTCTGGTATCCACCTTACAACACTATCTTGCTTAGAGTTTTCCCATATAAAATTACCAGTAGTAACTAGCGAAGAACCAACTACTTCCAGATATTCTATTTGTTGATATATTTTTTCAGCATCAAATAAACAGGTGTCAACGGAAACCCTAAAGGCTTCTTCTGGTGTCCAAGGAAACTGTCTTTTATGCTCTGCTAGTTTATTAGTGTCATTCTTTAATCCTTCTCGTATTTGTCCTAAATACTCCTTAGCTCCCAACTCTATTAAATCTCCATCAGAATCTAACACCTTACCTTTTGGATTATCTATTACAGACATTCCGAACTCATCTATGAATCCTTCATAACCATCGTAGGCTTGAGTAAAATATCTGTAAAGTCCTGATTTTGTGCGGTTTGTGCCTGGAACTTTATCGTATTGGTCTGAGTCGTCCCATATATCTTTAAATGATTTACCGCCAGACTCCATCTCATTTACAGTAGATGGAAGAAAAGCTTTACCAACAATCTTTTTTCCTTGCGATAAAGCTGGTTTTACAATCTGCCAGTTTTTAGATACGTCAGCCTCTAACCATTTACCACCCTCATCGGAAACAAATATAGCTAACTTGTCTCCATCATAAGAGTTGTTCTTTGTGTTCCTCCAGTCTATCTGACTATTTAAAGCTTCAGACTTAGCAACACTCTTATTATTTTTTGTAATTCTTTCTCCTGGTTTTTTAAACGACAAAACTGTCTTTGGAGAATCAGTTCCCTCTATGATAGGTTGAAAGAAAGGAGGTAAGTTTCTAAACAGGTACACAACCTTATCAAACAGTTTCTTAGAGTCTGCTCCAGTTTTACTCATTATACCGCCATTTGAATTGTACATAGAAGTAATACCTTCTAGAACTATGGCAGCAGCTTTCCATGAAGCCCCCTGTCGTCTATGCTTTGGCATTATCAAGCCGTAGCAGTTTTTATCTTTTACAGCAGATTCCCAAACTAAAAAGAATCTTCTATCTCTATCCCAGTAGTCTGGGTATCCTATGTCTATCTTACACCAGTTAAGGTAGTAGTAATGTAGTCCTGTAATGTAAGTAGGCTTTCCGTTATTCATAAACCAATAGCCATCTCTTCTTCTGTTATACTCTGTCTCTATAAAGTCTGACTGAGCTTTAGCAGAAAGAGACTCCCAGTTTCCTGGCAAGGGATTTCTTTTCCATTTTTGTTCTTGTTTCTTTTTACCATAACCGCTAATTGTTTTTCTTACAGGTATCTTGGGTATAGAAACTGGTATCCCTTGTATTTCAGTTATGCTCTTTTCGGACATAAAACCTTGTAATACATTGTGTGATAACAAAAATACTAAAAAGATTGATTATATCCTATATTTTTATTATATTTGTTTTTTAGATTTATTTATTAACAAAAACTTTTTAAAAATGGCAAATCTTATTAGCGTAAGCGTGTTAAGATACGGAGAACGAGAGTTCGGTACTACACTAGCTGACGCAAAAACAATGATGCTAAGCTCCGAGCATATTATTTACGGAGAAAATGTAGAGACTGCTTTAGGTATCAATGCTACTGCTGCAACAGCTGCAACTGATGCGTTAACTATTACAGCTCACGGATTAAGTAATGGAGAATATATTCGTGTTGGAAATGTAGGAGACTCTGTAGGGAACTTCGACATAGCTTCTGCTGACTTTACTCCTGGTAAAATTTTTAAAGAAAAAATTACTGGAGCTGACAATGTATTCTTATATGGCTCAGAATCTGACTACGATGGTAACACAAAGCAAGACATCACAACAGGGGCTACTGGTTTAACTTTACCTGTTTTTCGTGTTCAAGGAGAACTTATTTACGCTGACCCAGCGCAAGGTGGTGCTCCTATTAAAATTAGAACTGTTGAGCCATGTGTAAATGTAGCTGATGGTTTTGGTGTTTCTGCTAAGTCTGGACAGTTAAGAGCTGTTGAGGTAAACGAAAAGAATGGTGTTGCTTATGACGCTGATACTATTTCTGAAGTAAACTTAATGATTAACTTAGATAGAGTAATCTTAACTTACGAAAGCGGAGCAGGAACTAATGACTGGCGAGCTTTTTATGACACTTCTAACACCAACTTTGCTGGATTAGATTCTCCTTTTGTTGACATTTTAGATATTGAAACAGAATTAGATACACTAAAAACTTCTTTCGTTCAACACATGGGAGCTTTAACTGTATCTGACTTTGCTAGTCTAACTGTTAATGGTAGAACTGTTGCATTTCCTGATACTGATTTATCTGGTCTTGTAAGACTTAAGAACATTTGCTCAGGATTTGATAACGCTTCTTCTAAAGCTCAAATCTTAATCAAGGGTTCTGGAAAAATTGGTTTTGATACTTTAGCTCTTGATGAGGCTATTGCTACAGCTGTAAGTTCAACTGATGCGACACACGTAGTAGAATAAAATTAATAATCTTATAAAACAATAAAAAAATGGCAACATTAACAGTCGGATTGACATTATCAAGTACAGATGCTACTGGTGACGTACTTAGTTTGTCTCTAACAGACTCTCTTACAGTTACCGCTCCTAGTGTCGGTGTATCAAGAGTTTCTGTAGCAACAACTGGACAGACAAATTTACTAACAACAGCAGAGTCAGCTATTACTTATGTCTATCTTAGAAATACAGATAACACTAACGTGGTTGTAGTTAAAACAGATGGCGGAACTGCTCACATGGATTTAAGTCCAGGCGAGTTTGCATTCTTCCCTGTAAAAGGAGCTACAGGTTTAGAACTAACTGCAGCTGGTGCAGCTTGTGTAGTTGAATACGCAACTTACGCTAAAGGTTAATAGATATGGGTACATTAAAGGCTAAAATAACATTGACTAGCTCAGATATTTCTAGTGACTCTATTAATTTTTCTGTTGAAAACACTTTAACTGTAAACAACGGAGGTATTATTAGAACTAAAGTTACTGGTAACACATTATCTGATGCTACCGTATTGTTTTCAGCTGGTTCTTACACATACCCAACCTATTTATATATCAAAAATACTGATGCTACCGCTACTGACTTCGTTCATATTAACTTAGACCCGTTTACGGATAGCACGATTCAGTTAAGAGGTGGTGAATGGACTTGGATACCTTGGAAAGCTGCGAACGACATCACTGTATACACAAGTAACACTGATGACAACACTGTTATTGAGTATGGTTTATTCTATGCTTAATAAATGTTTATAAAAGAAAGAAGGGGCGAAAGCCCCTTTTTTTATTTTTGTAATTCTACCAAGTCCTGGCATTTTTCATATTCTTCCCTTTCAGCGTAGTAATCTATAAGGGTTTTGATAGCCTCCTTTCTTGTAAAGCCATCATCATCTCTTCCAGGAACAAATAGTAACCATGGCTCTTCTTCTTCCAATACTTGCTCAAAGGTTAGTAGTCCTGTAACGTAAGCGTATGTGTTAAACATGCATGCATCTATTAGCTGCTGTTCTCTTTCCATTCTGTCTATATCTTCCATTTTATTTCTTTTTAGCAAATTTTTCTGAAAAGCCACCCTTAAAATGACCTGTGTCTTCTACCTGTTCTTCAACATCATCAGATTGAAGTTGTTTCTCTAGCTTTATCAAAGCTGTTATCATTTCTTGAGCATCCATAAAAGCTTTCTTCTTAGACTCTAATGCTGACTTCCTGCGTTCGTCTGCTACATCATCAGCGATAGGCCTTCTAACGTCAGCTATGAGCGTTGATATTCCATCTTTCGCTGCGTCTATAAGCTCTTTGATTGCTTTTTCAGTATAACCGCTAATCTCACTCATATCGAAGTAGTACGTTTTCGTTACGCATTCTGTAATACTTCTTTCCTTCTACCTCCATTTCATAGTTGCATCCTTTTTCAAAGAATACTCTATCTCCAACTCTTACCTCACAATCTTCTGAGAACTCATTGACGTGTCTTACAATACCTTCTCTCTCTAGCTTCTCTGGCTCTGGCTTTAATAATAAACCAGACTTTGTTTTATAGTTTTCTTCTGGCTCAAGAACAGGCTCCACAAATATAAAGTCTTGCAGCATAACAATCTTACCATCTCTCACAACGCAATAAACCTGGTCTACGTGAGCCTTGTAGGTCTTGTCATTTTCTACATCATTAATCTTTTGTTGAAACCTTTCATCCATCACGAAGTGATGAAAATATACTTTTTCTCCAGACTGCAACTCAACGTTGCACTTCTGGTATCCATGCTTAGGGTTTAGTGTAGGGTGTATAACCGTTCCGTACTGTCTTGCGTGCCATGCTCTTTCAAGCTCTGTGTCTAACCACAATGTAGTTCCATCAGAAAGAACGTGCTCGTTTTCAGTTTCCTTCTCAAGCTCAACTATCATGTACTGTCCTAAAGGGCCCTTTCTGCTCATTGTTAAATTGTTTTTTGAATAGACAAATCGTACTCAGGTACGCACTTAGATGCTGGAACTGACTTCCACATTCTAGTTACGCTTTCATTATTATCAATAACGTATATGTTGTATCTAGGCTCTCCGAAGGCCATAGCATACTCTTGGTCAAACACAATATCAGCTATGGTAATGTTACCACCAGCCATATCTTTACCTACCACGTATGTGATGTCTCTGTCACCAGCGGTGACTATAATCTTTCTAATTAACTTTGTTTCCATTAGGCTTCATAATTTTTACCGCTAAACATTTCTGCTAGCTCGCTGTATGATAAGTCTTCAGTCAACATACTTTCTTCATATGTTTCATGTATGTTCTCCATCATAGCGGAAAAGATTTGTTTCATCATAGGTGTTATGCAAACGTGTCCTACGGCTCTTCCTTGCTCTGAGTCTGTATCACACATTGCTAAGCAAAACTCGAATCCAACGTTTCTGCTTTTTATATCAGAAAGCAAATCTGCTACCTTTTCAAGTTTATCTAAATCTTCATCCTGCATAGAACAAATATATTCAAAAGATTGTAAATTTACCACTTTGTTAATAACTATGTTTTTTGTATATTTGTTATTATGCCTCACAAGAAAAGAGATTATAAAAAAGAATACAAGAAGTTTCAGTCCTCCACAAAAGCCAAAAAGAAAAGGGCAGCACTCAACAAATACAACAGAGCCAAAGGAACTTACGGCAACGGAGACGGACTGGATGCATCTCATAAAGGTGGGCGTATAGCTGGATTTGAAAAAGCTTCCAAGAATAGAGGAAGAAAAGAGAAGTCCAGAAAAAAGGGTTCTAAACGTAAAAAACGATAACTATGTACGGAAAAAAGAAGATGGGCAAAAAAGCAATGCCTATGAAAAAGAAGAAAAAGAAAGCTACCAAGAAAGGTAGAAAATAATGCATAAGAGAAAAGTGAATAATCGCAATGTGATGTCTTGGGTTGCTGCAAAGCAGGCCCAGGACTCCAAGCGTCAAAAGAAACTTAGAAAACCAAAGAAAAGATAATGCATAGAGCTTTTAAAAAATTATTGACTAAGAGCAGCGGTAAGACATCTTTATCTACAAAGGTTAACAAACCAAGCAATGCTACTCCTTCAAAGCTGAGACAGCCTAGAAAGATTAAGTTGCATAATGATTGCGGCTGTGAGTAGATTAGACAAAAGCAAGATGGCTTGTAACAAGCCCCGCAAATCTCCTAACCCTAAGAAGAAGAAAGTAGTTAAGGCTTGCTCTGGTGGCCGTGAGAAGATAATTCATTACGGTGCAACTGGATATGGACACAACTATTCAGCGGCTGCACGTAAGTCCTTTAGAGCGCGCCACAGATGCGGTAGCGCTACAAATAAGCTATCAGCTCGTTACTGGGCTTGTAAGAACCTGTGGGCTGGTAAAGGAGGCTCTAAGAAGTCATCACCTAAATCAAGAAAAGGAAAGTACTAATGGCAAAGAAGAGAGCAAAGAAGAAGAAGAAATCAAACTCAATATGTCCAGCTGGTATAGCATGGGCGAAGCGCACGTTTGACACATACCCATCAGCCTACGCAAACATGGCTGCATCAAAATATTGCAAAGACCCTAACTACGCAAAAAAGTCAAAAAGAAAATAAGATGAAAAAGACACTGAAAGGAAACCAGAAAAGAATCGCGGCTGCCGCGCCCCCATTTGATAAAATAACTCAAGCTGACTTTATCGCACTTAAGAAAAAGAAAGCTGGTAAAAAGAAGAAAAAGAAATAATGGGAGAGCTAGCTAAATGGAGAAAACAAAGATGGGTTCGAATAGGAACGGACGGTTCAATTAAAGGAGAGTGTGGCACGAGCAAGAACAAAAAGAATCCTGACAGATGTTTACCGTATAAAAAAGCGGTTAGCTTGTCCAAGGCGGAACGCGCAAAGACAGCTAGAAAGAAGAAAGCGGCTGGCGCAAAAGGCAAAACAGTCGTGGCTAACACAAAGAAAGCCAAAGTAAGAAATACGTAATAATCTTTACGTAACATCATATAAAAATATATTAGAGTATATAAGACACGTAGCATAGCTGTAGCATTGATGCAGCATCGATGTAAAAACGTGTGAGTTCTGTTTGGCTAGGGGATTATACAAAACACAGACCCCGCAACTTACAAAACCAAAACGCAAATTTCCTTACCGTGTACCCTCGTTACGCATTGCGTCCAAATCTTTGCCCGACTTTCTTCGTAATTTAGAATTAGTCCAAATAAACACAAGGAAGTGGGAC